GCACAAGTTTGAAGAGTCTTCTGCGACATCGAAGCCTCAACAAAAGGTGGCTTCAGCAGGCAGAGTAGCTGGTAATACTAGCTCAAAAAGACAAGTTAAGTTGTCGCCAGCAGAAGTACAAATGGCAAAAAGATTAAACGTACCCTTAACAGAGTACGCAAAATATGTTAAAAGGTAATAGTTATGACAGAAAATAACAATAGAACAAATAACAGAACACCACGTTCTGCTGACACTCGAGCTGAAAAAGTCGCTCGCAAACCATGGAGCCCCCCATCTACTTTGGAAACTCCACCTGCACCTGATGGTTATACCTACAGGTGGATCAGAGCTGAGAATGTAGGCGTTGAAGATCGAAAAAACATAACTGCCAGACTAAGCGAGGGCTTTGAACTCGTTAGAGCTGATCAGTTAAGTCAAGAAGATCAAAACAAATACGATTCAATGCAACAAGGTCAACACGCAGGTGTGGTTGCAAGAGGTGGTCTGCTTTTGGCTAAGATTCCTAATGAAACACGTGAAGAGAGAAACTCCTATTTCGCCCAACGTGCACAAACACAGCAACAAGCTATTGATAATGATCTTATGAGGGAATCAGATCCAAACTCTCCGATATTAAGTCCAGAGAGAAAAAGCAAAGTAACTTTTGGCGGTGGTCAACGTAGTTGATTACTAAAACTAATAAACAAATATAAGGTGACTTATTATGGCTAACAAAAATGCCCCATTTGGAGCAAGACTTGTAGGTAAATTAGGTTCTGGCGTTACAACTAATGGAACAACAGAATACAAAATTGCCTCTGGTGCTTCAGGGAATATTTTTTCAGGCGATTTAGTGAAAATGACCAACACAGGTACTATTTTAGTTTCTGCTGCTGGTGATGAGTCCATAGGTGTATTTAGAGGTTGTCAATTTACCGATACTAACGGTGATGTTGTGTTCAAATCTCATTATCCCGATGGCACTGTAGCGTCTGATATAGTAGCGTTTGTACATGATGACCCTAATGCTGTATTTGAAATCCAAAGTGCAGGTTCTCCAGCTCAAACCGATGTTGGTTTGAACGCAGATATTTCATATACTGCTGGCTCTACCAAAACAGGTATGTCAGCCGTAGAATTATCTGGCACAACAGCGGCGACAACTGCGACTTTTAGAATCATGGGATTCTCGAGTGATCCAGACAACAGCACAACAGGCTCAGCTAATGTAAACGTTATTGTTAAATTTAATGAGCATTTCTATATCGACCCAACAGGAGTATAAATAATGGCAATTAATAGAGCGCAATTAGCGAAAGAATTAGAGCCAGGTCTAAATGCTTTGTTCGGTATGGAATATGCCAGATACGAAGCTCAACATTTAGAAATTTTTGATACAGAAACTTCTGATAGAGCGTTTGAAGAAGAAACTCTTATCGTAGGATTCGGTAATGCAGAGGTAAAATCAGAAGGTAGTGGTGTCAGATTTGATACAGCTAACGAAGGTTATACATCACGTTACACCCACGAGACAGTGGCTTTAGCTTTCGCACTAACTGAAGAAGCAGTTGAAGATAATCTATATGATAGACTCGGAGCCCGATACACCAAAGCCTTGGCAAGATCTATGGCTAATACAAAGCAAATCAAAGCTGCTGCAGTGCTAAACAATGCGTTTAGTGTTACAGGCGGTGATGGTAAAGTGCTTATAGCTACAGATCATCCTCTAGGTGGAGGCGGTTCACTAGCAAACAGAGCTACCACTATGGCGGACTTGAATGAAACTTCACTTGAAGATGCTTTAATTAGTATCTCTACATTTACTGATGATAGAGGTCTAAATATAGCGTTGAAAGGTATGAAACTCATTGTTCCACCACAATTAGTGTTTGTCGCTGACAGATTACTGCAAACTCCAGGTAGAGTTGCTACATCTGATAACGACATCAACGCTATCAACAATACTGGTATGATCCCTGATGGTTATGTTGTAAACAACTATCTAACAGACACAGATGCTTTCTTCTTGAAAACAGACTGTCCTGATGGATTTAAGTATTTTGAAAGATCTCCAATGACAACATCATTGGAAGGTGATTTCGATACAGGCAACATGAGATATAAGGCTAGAGAGCGTTATAGCTTCGGATATTCAAACTTTAGAGCCGTTTTCGGTTCTCAAGGAGCTTAAGGAACGATTTATTGTAGCGTTTCTCACTCAACTACAATTCTTAAGGGAGCTTCGGCTCCCTTTTTTTTGTTGATTACTTTGATTTCTAGGTGTAAACTCAAGGTAGTTTAAAATTAATTAGCTTAATGAGGATCGATTTCGATTTCCATTAATACAAGTAAAGGAGTTCATAATGGCTAATCCACATTTTCAAAACTTAATTCTATGGGCAGGTAATACTGTTGCATCTAAGCATAAAAAAGATATGCCTATGTTTGTGCCGTATCCATCTGACCAAACATATTACATGTATCACAATGATTTCATGACATATAACTCAGGCGACTGGACAGTAACAACTACAGAAGCTGGCACAGGATCTGCATCTGAAGCCATAACTTCAGGAGCTGGTGGTCAATTACTACTAACAAATGCTGCAGGCGACAATGATTTAGACTTTTTACAACTCAAAGGTGAAAGCTTTAAATTAAGCACAAGCAAGAGAGCATACTTTTCTGCAAGATTTAAAGTAAGTGACGTAGATCAATCAGACTTTGTAATAGGTTTAGGTATTACAGATACAACACCTCTTGATACAACAGATGGTGTATTCTTTATTTCAGCAGACGGTGATGCTGGTTTAGATTTTCTAGTAGAAAAAGATAATACAAACACTTCTACAGAAGATGTAGCTACTATGTCAGATGACACATTTATTACTGTTACATTCTATATTGATCCAGATAGAACATCACAAGTATATTATTCAATTAATAATGCTGAACCAGTAGGTGTCACAAATGCTAATTTACCTGATGATGAAGAATTAACTGTTTCATTTGGTATTCAAAATGGTGAAGCAGCTGCAAAAACTATGACTATAGATTACGTTGTAGCAGCAGTAGAAAGATAGGAGTAAACAATGGCAGATACAGTAACTTCGCAAACCATACAGGATACTGATAGAGTTGCGATATTAAAGTTTACTAATGAGTCTGACGGCACTGGTGAATCTTCAGTAAAAAAAGTTGATGTTTCAGCACTTCAACCTAATGATTTAGGTGTATCTTGCACTAGCGTTTCAATAGCTAGAATTTATTGGGCTACAAGAGGCATGGGTGTGGACATTGAATTTGATGCTACAACCAACGTATTAGCTATACCATTACCAGCAGATAGCACGGGTGATGAATACTATGACGATAGATTTAGCGGAATACCTAATAATGCGGGTTCTGGAGTAACAGGAGATATTGACTTTACAACTGTTGGCCACTCAAGTGGCGATGCTTATTCTATTATTTTAGTTTTAAATAAGAACTATTAAATGAATGGCTACCAGAAAACCAGCTAAACAGATACGTAGAACAACTGGTAAAGGTGGTAATTACCGCCCCACTAAAAAAGGGGCGGGAATGACTAAGAAAGGTATTAGAGCCTATCGTAAGGCAAATCCTGGCTCTAAATTAAAAGGAGCTGTTACTGGTAAAGTAAAAAAAGGTAGTAAAGCTGCGAAACGCAGGAAATCTTTTTGTGCAAGGTCTTTAGGACAGCTTAAAAAAAGCTCAGCAAAAACCAGAAATAATCCAAATTCTAGAATCAGACAAGCAAGAAGAAGGTGGAAGTGTTAGATGGCAAAATCAGATCCTAAAACAGGCACTGGAAAAAAACCCAAAGGTTCAGGTCGTAGGTTATATACTGATGAAAATCCAAAAGACACAGTTTCAATTAAATATGCCACAGTACAGGACGCAAGAGATACGGTTGCTAAAGTTAAAAAGACAAAAAAACCTTTTGCTAGGTTAATACAAATATTAACTGTGGGAGAACAAAGATCTAAATATGGAGGTAAGCCGAGGCAAGCAGAAATATTTAGAAGAGGCAAAGATGCTATCCGCAGAAAACATGGTAGAATTAAATAATGGCAAAAAAAGCAAAGAGTGGCGGTAAGATTTGTCCAGCAGGTAAAGCCTGGGCAAAACGTACTTTTGATACATATCCATCTGCATATGCAAATATGGCAGCGTCCAAATATTGTAAAGATCCAAACTATGCCAAGGGAAGTAAACGTAAAAAGAAAGCAAAAGGCGGATTAGTGTCTATTAGAGGTCAAGGTATAGTCATGAAAGAAAGGCT